GATCTTGAACAGGCCCTCGATGATGTCAAAGGCCTCATTCACGATCGCCACGATTGTCTTATACGTGGTGTCGATGGCGGCGAGCAGTGTCGGGCCGAATAGCGACCAAAGCGCGTCGATTACCACGCTCAGCGTCGACATGGCGTCGGAGATCACGAGCATGAGCTTTTGAAGCGTCGGGATCAGGTTCGGCCCGATATCCTTTTCCCACACGGAAAAGATCTGCGAATAGATCGGCTCAAGCGTCTGGAAAAGGCTTTCGCCGGACTGGATCAGCAGATCGAACGTGGGGCCGAGCTTGTCCATCGCGCCGCTCAGTACGCCGCCGGCGCCGCCTAGGCCGCTGAACAGGCCGGACAGCTTGGGGCCGATCGAGTCGACGAACGCCTGTACCTTCGGCGAGCCCATGGCGTCAGCCATCTTGGCGATGATCGGCGTCAGACCCTTGATGAGCGGCATGGCGGCCGAGCCGGCGAGGCCGAGGGCGGCCTCCTTAATCCGGTCGAACGCGCCACCGATGGACTGTGCGCCGGCTGCGGCGTCGGCGCCGCCGAAGTTCTTTTCGATCTCCGCGCGGAGCTTGGGCAGGGCGTCGGACGAGAGCACCTGACCCTTGGAGATCATCGCCTGCATGGTCGCCGTGGGCACGCCGTACGCCTTGGCGAGCAGTTGCAGAGCGGGCACGCCCTGCTCGGTCATCTGCAAGATCTCGTCAGACTGGATCTTGCCCTTGGCGGCCATCTGACCCCACGCCAGAGACAGGCTGTTGAGCGTGTCCGGCGTGCCGCCGACACCCGCCGTGGCGTCGGCGAGTGCCTGCATGTCGGTCGTGACGTCCTTGGTGGGCACGCCCATACCGAGGAGCACCTGACCGAGGTGGACGGCCTGGCCGGTGTCGAGCAGGCTCGACGCTTGGGCGAGGTTTTCCAGCTGAGTGACGAGGGCATTCGCGGCCGGCGCGCTGTGCAGCAGCGTCGTTAGGGCCGTGGTGGACTGCTGAATGCCGCTGTCGAAGTCGAGGACGGCCTTACCGATGTCGAGCGACTTACTGACCGCGAGGCCGATTCCGAGCCCGCCGAGCGTGCCCAGGAGCGACGAGCCGAGGCCGCTACCGCCCTCGCGGCCGGCGGAGACCGAGGCCTCCTCGACCCCGGTGTTCAGCTTGGACTGAAACCCCTTGAGATCAGGGATGATCGAAATTGTGGCGTAGCCGACGTTTGCCACGCGTGCCTCCTAGGTGGACTCGGCGGCCTGGTCCGCCGTGAGGCGCGCGCGTTGGGCCTTGAGCCGTGCGATGGTGTCGGCCTGCGCGGCGGCCGTGGCCTCGGTGCCGCTGCGCGGATGCAGCGGATGGGCCTCGCCGGTCAGCGCGTGGAACACGTCGGCGAGCAGAATTTCGGCGAGCGACCAGCCGTAGGGGACCTTGGACTGAGCGGCCCAAACGGCGCTCCCGACCGGAAGGTGATGGAGCAGGACGGCCGCTCGGCGGATGGAGAGCTTGCCGCGCCAGAGATCACCGAGGTCGACGCCGTAGAAGCGCTGAAAGTCGGCCTCAAGAGCCTCGGGGTGATCTCGCAGGGCGCCGGCAAGCCCGGTCAGTTTCCCCGGCCGACCGTGGCGGTCTCGATGGCCTTGAACAGCTCGGCGAGCTCGGAGACCTTGCGGCCCGGGGCCTTGAACTTGGCCCACTGCTCCTCGCCGAGCAGGGCCGTCACGAGGGCGACGACACGGCCGGCCTCGAACGCTTCCAGCGCCTCGACGTCCCAATCGTTCGTGGACGGAATGGCGTAGGTCTCGCCGTCGTACTCGACGACGAGGACGGAACCGATGGCCTCGGACTTGGCGGCGGGCTTGCGGGCGGTAGGCATGGGGTTGTCCTCCACGGACTGAGGTGGAAAGGGGATGCGGGAAGGTGAGAGCTCGGAGCGCGCTTCCCACGGCCGCGCTCCGAGCTCTGGTCTCGGCACGCCCTACGTTGGGCGTGACTGGCTATCAGCCGGCGCTGAGGGTGCCGGCAATGTCGGTGTAGAGCGTGCCGTCAGCGTCCGGGTAGATGATCACGGTGACCTCGTACGCGACGAGCGCGCCCTCGGAGTCGACCACGTCGCCCACGGCGTCGACCGTGGCGCGCAGGGCCGAGCGGCGCCGGACCTTGTCGCCGTCGCGCACCTCGAAACCGATGGCGAACTCGGCCCCGACCGGGACGGCTACCGTCGAGGTCGTCAGGCCGGCCGCCGTGGTGCGCGTCGAGCCGGGGTTGATCAGGTTGAACACGATGTCGTTGTCTTCGAGGGCAACGAACTTGATGGAACGCTTCTGCTTGCTCTTGGTCGTGCGGACGAGGATTCCGCCCCACGCGTAGAAATCGTTCGAGCTGTCCGCGCGCGACTCGGTGAACCCCTTGTCGCCGTCGAGCAGGCCGACCGCGTCCCACCCGGACGCCCACGCGGTGGAGACGTCGGTGGGGCCGGGGGTGCCGGACGGGCCGATGTAGACATCAGCGTTCTGCCACAGTGCGGTATTCGTCAGGTCGCCACTCACGGCGCCCTCCTAGATCGAAACAGGTAGCAGACGAGCCGCTACGGTGAACGAGCAGAGCGGGTATCCGGTGCTCGGGTCGGTGGTCGGAAGTAGGCCGGTCGACCGGCCGTAGTGGCGCACGGTGGCGCCGTCGCCGTGCGAGGCGAGCAGCACGGCCCGCGCCCACGCGGCGAGCGCGCGCGCCTCGGCCGGCGAGTTGGCCCAGATGGTCACACGCACGGTCGCCGTGGCATCGGCGTTCGTCGAGGACGACTCGCCATCGGCCGCAATGACGCCGTGCGGCAGCCCAGGGCCGCCCGTGGCGGCCGTATCGGGGTCGAGGGTGCCCCAGGTAGGCGCGGCGCCTCCCGGGGCCGTAGCGGCGCGCAGGACGGCGAGAGTACCGATGAGCGGGTCGCCAAAAGTCCATAGGACGTCGCTCATGCTTTGCTCTTCACCTCCAGACCGACGTTTGCGGCGGCCTTGGTCAAGGCGCCGTGCTTGGCTTGCATGGGGGCGAGGACGGACACGGACGCGGCGGCGCGGTCGGTGGTGAATTCGTGGACCGGAACCGGCGTGTCGCCGACCAGCTCGCGCGCGGCGGACTGAACGGCGGCGGCGGCCTCGTTCACGACCGCGTGGAACGCCGGCGTCTTGATCAGGGCCGCGATACCCGCGTGGTCGAGCTTGACCTCACCGGCGGCCATCACGCACCGTCCGGGAGACGTTCGAGCGTGACGGCCCACATGACGCGCGTACCGGGCGGTCCGAGCGGAATCGGCAAGCCCTTGACCGCGTAGAGCCCGCCGTGAACGCTGACGCGGTCGAGCGCACGGATGTCGGCGGCGGCGGGCAGAAAGAGCGAGGACGTGCCCAGTACGGCGCCCTTGCCGGCCGGGCCGGTCGCAGACCAGCCGGCGGCGGCGGGGTTGCCGTACGCGTCGGGCGCGCTCGCGCGCAGGATCGTGACGTCGTCAGGGAATTTCACGGGCGCCACGTCCAGTAGGGCCACGTGCCGCCGGGCAGGCCGCGCACGTCGGGCTTGGGCGTGAGAATCGAGCCGGTGCCGCGCCATGCGCGCGGGCCGGTACCGAGGTTGGCGAGGTCGGCGGCGGCCTGGACGGTGCGCAACTCGTCGGCGGTCAGGTAGATACCGAGCGCCTGTTGGTTGTTGCTGTTGCTGTAGGTCGCGCCATCCGCCGACACGGTCTCGGACGAGTAGCCGTTCGGGTTGTTGTAGACGCGCATGGCGACTTGGAGCACAACAACCACGACGGCCGGCGGGGCGGTCGGGGTGCCGGTGGCGTCGACCCACGGCACGCGACCCTCGACGCGGACGAGCTCGGAGGCGTCCGCGATGGCGGCCGTCGCGCGCGCGAGGTCGGCGTCAACGAGGGCGCCCTCGGCCAGGCCGAGGCGGGTCTCAAGGTCGGCGATCGTCGCAAGCGGAGGTAGGGCAGTCATCGGGCGCCTCTCGGGTTACGCGTCGTATGCGGCGAGGGCGGCGGTCAGCGCGGCGCGGGCGGCCGTGATGCTCGCCGGCCCGCCGGCGATGAAAGCGCGCTTGAGTTCGAGCAGCGCGCGCACCACCTCGGCCTGAGTGCCGGTGTTGGCGGCCATTCCGTTCCTTTCGGTTGAGGGCGGCCGGGGCCGCCGTCCGAGGACAGCGACCCCACCTACGCCCTACGTTGGGCGTGACTGATTAGACGCCGGCGCCGTCGTTCACGCGCAGGACGAAGTTGACCGGGGTACCGGTCGAGCTGACCTGAGTGTTCATCAGCGCCACGCCCGCGTAGACGTTGAGGATCTGACGGTCCCCGAGCGCCTGCGCGTCGTAGTCGCGGATCAGCCGGACCGGGACGCCGCCGGCGGCCTGGATCGAGGCGCCGTAGGGCACGCCCTGCGGGATCACCGGCGCACGCAGCGCCAGCGTGATCGAGTCGCGGTGGAAGAAAATCGCCTCGGTCGGAGCGAGCCGGTTGGACTCGATCACGTTGAAGCCGGCGATCCGGGCCGCGCCGGTGTTGGCGAACGGGTCCGCCCCGCCCTCGGCGCCGACAGCGGCGACCTGGGCGAGCACGTCCTGATAGACGCTGGTACCCACGGCCGCGTAGAGGCCGGTGGACGGCGCGCTCATGTCGCGCAGGGTCTTGCGCGCGAGCAGGAACAGCGGCATGAGGGTACCCACGGTGCCCTGCGTGTAGATCGAATCGAGCGCGGCGGTCTCGGTGACGCTCTGGAGCTTGGCCACGACGATGTTTTCGACGGCCTCGGCGATGGCGAGGGTCTGCGGCGCGAGCACCTGCGAGACACCGTCCTCGATCCGGAGCGTCAGGTCCTCGTCGGACAGCGCCACGGCCGAGTAGATGTTGGTCGTCAGGGCGACCGGCTGCGTGGTCTCGGCGAGGTTCGCCACGGTCAGCGCGGTGGACGCGTCGAGGGCACGCTGAGACGCCTGGAGCACGGCCGGAATCCGGACGTTGACGGTCGCGCCTCGCTTGCCGGCGAAGTCGGCCGACCACGAGCGGTTGACGATGCCCGCAATGCTCATGTCCTTGGACACCAGCGCGGACGCGGTGGCCGACAGGTTGTCGGCCAGGATTGTCTTGAAAGTGTTGGTCATGGAGACCTAAGGCCTTTCAGATGAGGCGCTTGTGGACCTTTTCCGCGAGCGCCAGCGGGTCGAATGCGTCGGGCGCGTCACTGGACGCGTGGCCGGCGGTGAGCTTGGGGGTTGGCTTGCCGGGGATCGCCTCGGCGGCGTCCGGCTTGGACTGGCCGACGCCGAAACGGGCGGCGAGCGCCTGCGCGCGCGCGTCCAAGTCGTCATCGGAGACGCCCGCGAGGAATGCGGCGTCGTCTGCGCTCAGGCCGTGCTTTTCGAGCACGGCAGTGCGCTTTGCGGCGGCCTCGCGGTCCGCGATGGCCTTTTCCGCCTTCTCTGCGCGCGCGAGGGCGCGCTCAAGGTCGGACTTCTTGGCGTCGGCGGCGTCCTGCGCT